TTGGAATTGTGGCGGGCGTAGTTGTACCGTTCGACCGTGTAGTTGATATAGGTCACTTCCGGAGTTACCACGCTGTAAAGGTCCGTCGACTTGCACGCCTTGTCGATGGCTTCCAAGAAGGTGCGGCGGTTCTTTTCGCTGCCCTGCATGCAAAGGACAACTTGCGGCGACGCCGGGGTTTCGACCTTGTTGTAGGCGGCAAAGCTGCCCCGCTCAAGCGGGAAGTCGCTTACGCGGGTTTCCTTGGAATAATCTACGGAGCCGGTGGACAGCGTGGAGCCCAGGCCGGCGGCTTCCAGTGCGTTGCCAATCAGCCCGGTGAACTTGGACGGGTCGCCAAGCGGTTTGCCCTTGCTGTCCCAAATGCCCCAGCGGGTTTGCACTTGGAAAACGCGCCATAGCATCCCTTGCAGCAAGCCAAGGCCCGCCCGGACGATTGGGGGGAACTTGGCCGACCGCGGCAATG